AGGCCAGCCGCGTCGGTTGAATTGTTGAACTCGATCGACACCGACTGCTCGTAGCCGGTCGTGTAGACCGTCGAGTAACGGCTGCCGAACTCCTCGACCTCGATCGTGCGGGCCGAAGAGGAAAACGTGACGTTCCGCGCAATGGCGACGTTTCCGCCGGCCGAGACGGTGCAGTCTTTGCCGAGGGTGATCGCCACGGGATCAGCCCCGCCGGCAGGTGACGGTGTACGTGACCGCTCCGTCGATGGCAGCGTTCTCCACGACGTTCATCACGAGGAAGCTGCTGGTCGGCGTGTTGCTCTCCAGGGCTGCGATCAGCCCCGTGGCGTCGTGGCACTCGATCTCCCACGTCTCCGACTTGAACCCAGCGTCAAACGCCCGATAGCCCGGGTTGCCGGTGGTGCCGCCCTTGTTGGTGCGGTTGGTGACGTCGATGACCTCCACCTCCTCGGTGAACGTCGCCGAGATGATGTCGGTGCCGAACGGAGGAGCGGATGCGTCCTTGCCGAGAGCAATGGCCATGGATCGTGGTTCCTTTCGTCAGGTCTGAGTCTTGAAGCGGGAAGCCGACACCGTGAACGTCTGGATGCCGTCGATCGGCTCGCCGCGAGCAATGTTGGTCACGACGTACTCGATCCCGTTGTTGGTGGCGAGTCCCGTGTCGGTCAGCGTGAACGAGGCCCCGATATTGACGCCCGGGGACTCGACGCACTCCACCTCGATCGTCTGCTCGATGAGGGCCTTCTTGAACTTGCGAAAGCCGGCCGAGCCGTCTGCAAACGAGGTCACGTCGATCTCGTTGGCGGTGTTGTTGAGCGTGATCGTGCGGGCACCGGTGAGCCCGGTGATCGTGACGTCTTTGCCCAGCGTGATGGCCATGAGCCTCTCCGAGTGTGCGGGGGTGTGCTGCCGAGGATAGGACGCTTGGCAGGGCCGCCGCAGGGGGTGTGGCCCGGGCTAGCCGGCCTTGCGGAGCGTGTTGCGGAACCGCTCACGGATGCGGGCCACGACCTTCTGGACGCCGGCCGCACCCTGCATGTAGGGCCGGGCCGGGTAGCGGGCCGTCTTCGTGATCGAGGTGGCTTCCCAGTTGCGGCGGCTCTTGAGCGGCTTGTTGGACCAGATCAAGGCCCCGTACTCGTACTGGTTGGATTGCCGCACCCGGGTCGTGAACCGTCCACGCTCGTCACGGCCCTGGCCACGGAAGCCACGTCGCCGCAGGTAGGCATTGCGGGCAGCCCCGACGCCGATGCGATAGGCCCTCAACACGAGCGACCCGCCGAACTCGTGCAGCCGCGCCAGCCAATGGGCGTTCTCCGCACCGATCACGATGCTTTTGCGGCCGTCGTCCCAGATATCACGGATGTCACGGTAGGCAAACCTCTTGGGTGCCCACGACTTGATCGGCTTGCCAGCCGGCCGTGGCTTGCCACTGCCCATCATGGTCAGGTCTTGGTAGAGCCCGCCGACGAACTCCACGATGGCACCGGCCTTGACCGCCTTGCGCCCGGCTTTTGTTCGTGCCGGTGCCACCTGCCCGATGCCACGCTTGGCAGCTTCTTTGACGTCCAATCCAGCCTTGCGCAATGCTTCGTAGTTGGCCCTGGCCAGTTGCTTCCGCACTCTGGCCGTGTCGAAGTATTGCCGCTTCATCCTGGCCTTCAGCACCAGGCGAGCCTGCGTCTCTGCCGACCGTGGCCGTGCCATCAGCGGAACGTCCGGTAGGTGACCGTGATGACCGCCCGCCAGACGTTGCGTTCCTGGAGAGCATCGTCCGGGTTAATGTCGATCGTAATGGCCTGCGGGCTGGTCACGCCGGCAGGAAACTCGACGGCTTGGTCCCAGGAGTGGGCGAGGATCGTGTCTACCATCTCTTCGGCCAGGTCGAGCATCTCGTCGCACAGCGCCTCGCTGGGCGTGTGCCGGCCGAGCATGACGGTGATGGTGTAGTCGTGCTGGTGCCGGGTGCGGTCCACCCGCTCGACAGCGTCGCCTCCCGGCGTGACGGCCACGACAGGGTCTGCCATGTCCTCGACGTTGTAGCCGGGCAGATTCAGCCGGACGACCACGGGCTGGGTGGCAACGCTGTCAAACTCCGTGGCATCAAGGCCGTCAGCCAGAGCCTGGGCGATGTCCTTGAGCGTCGAACTCATGCCGCCACCTCCAGGATCCGCTCCATGTTCGTGACGTTCGCCACGAGCCGCGGGTCGTCAGGGCATGATGCCAACGCCTGCCGGGCCAGGGTGAGGGCCTCGGGCCTGTTTCCGAGGTTCCAGGCGGCCACCGCCGCCAGGTCGTACGCCTTGCCTTTGGCCAGCGGATCCGTGGCGTGGGTGCTCGGCCACTCCGAGGCGATCGCTTGCTGGGCAAACCCGTAGCACTGCTCCCACTCCTGCCGGCGGTAGTGGCACAGGGCGAGCTGCTGCCAGGCGTCGGGCTCGCCGATCGCCTCCTTGGCGGCAGCGTGCAGGTGCTTTTCCTCGCCCGTCAGCCGGTGCAGAGCCCGGCAGGCATACGCCCGTTCGGTGGCCTGCCCGTGCGGCATGGCGAGGTAGGCCGCAAACGTCGCCGCAGCCTCCGGGCATCCGGCCCACTCCATTTCCCGGGCCAGATACCAGAGCGGGCGCGGGTCGTGCGGAGCCTCCCGCACCGCCACCCGCAGGAGCTCGAGGTCTGTCTTGTGCTTCTTTCCGGCGTCCCGGTGGTGGTGGATTTCCAAGCCCTCGGCGAACATCGCCACCTTCTCGCCGGCCCAGCACGTCAGGCCCTCGTGCGTCGCCTGGGACCAGCGGAACCCGTGTCGGGCGTGAACCCGGTCGGAGTGAAACCACAGGCCAGGCACGCCAGGAGCCTGCCACGACCAGACGTAGCGGTAGTGGAGGTTGTTCACGCCACCCGTCCACGCCCGCTCGATCGCCTGCCGCCAGCCGGGCTGAATCCGCTCGTCGAGGTCGAGCCGCACGCACACGTCCACGTCGGCTGGCAGGTGGTAGAGCGACAGGTTATGGGCGTCGTCCCACCGCCACGGCACGACGTTGCCACGCGCCACCGTCACGCCGGCCGCCTCAAGGGCCTCCACGGTGCCGTCGGTGCTGCCGGTGTCGGTGACCACCCGCACGTCGGCTTCCTGGCACGAGGCCGCCCAGTCGGAGACGTGCTTCGCCTCGTTGCGGGCCAGGGCGTAGACGCCAATCTTCACGGCTGCCTCTCAAACACGATGAGGGTCTCGCCGGCCGCGCCACCGCAGAACCGGCACGCCGGGTGGCACCGCGCCTTGCCGATGCCCACGCCGCATGCGACCGGCCGCCAGGCGAAACCGGGCGGCATCTGGATCCGGGCCGCGAGCAGCTCGGGCCGGCAGTCGATGTCGATGTCTTCGATGACAAGCGCGCCGCCGAGGGCCACGAACGGAAGCAGCGTTTCCGCCGTCACGATTTGGTGCCAGTCCTCGTGCGACCCGTCGTCGATGATGAGGTCGAACGGCCCGCCGCCAGCAGCCTCCACGGCGGCCAGAAGCGACGCACCGCTGCCTTGGTCGGCGTAGTGACACTGGATCCGCCCGGCCGTGAACAGCACCTCCCGGCGGATGTCGAGCCCGACGATCGTGGCGAACGGGAAGTATTCCTCCCACATGCGAAGCGAGGAGCCGGCGTTGACGCCGACCTCGAGCACCCGTCGCACGGTGTTGCGCCGGTGGCCGAACATCGCGTCGTAGGCCGGTGTGTAGTTGTGGCAGGTGTCGCCCGGGACGCCGCCGTAGGTGGTCGAGCGGCCGCCCTTGTCGGTCTGATGCTTGTCGGCCAATTCACAAAGCAGCGTCATCACCATCTCCCGTAGTGCGTGAATTGCGTCTCGTCGTGGCCCGCCGGATACCAGCGCACCGGCAGCACGTCGAGCAGCTCGACGTAGGCCATCGTGTTCATGTCCCACGACAGCCGGCCCGTGAGCCTGGTCCGCAGGCTGGCCACCGTCTCGACCGCATCGAACACCGGCCCAATCAGGTGCCGTGGGCACACCCAGCACGAGCCCACGAAACGCCAGTGGGCGTCAGCGTCGTTGATCACGCCTTTGGGCCAGCAGCCCGGCAGCGTGACCGAGTCGCATGGGTGCCGCTCCAGGGCGTCCATGAACGACCGCAGCACGTCGGGCGTGACGTTCCGCTGTTTCAGCACCGTGTATTCCACCCAGGCAAACACATCGACGTCCGGGTAGAGCTCGGTCGCCCGCCGCATCCACTCGTACCGCTGCAGCAGCACGACGTTGCTTTTGGTCATGTCGGCCGGCTCGTGGAAGCGGTCGGCCGGCGGGCTGGCACACGACGGCATCAGCGCCGGATTGGCTGCGAGCAACCGGTGAGCCCAGCAGTCCTCGAGGCGGGCTGCCTGGAACGTGTGCAGGCGAACGCCGAGGGCATCCCGCAGCCGGCCGCCCAGGTCGGCGCACTGGGCCTGGGTCAGATGCCGGGCCGGGAACGGGTTGTGCACGAAGCCGGTGACGGCCATGGCTTTCATGGCGTGTACCCGCTAAAGATCGTCTCGTCGTGGTTGGCTTGGTAGAAGGCAAACCGGTTGCGGTTGTCCCTGGCGATGGCGGCCCAGGTGTTGACCTCCCACGTCGCCCGGCCCGTGCTCTCCAGTTGCAGCGTGGCGTACTGGACGCACTTGTCGTGGAACCAGCCCGACAGCACCGTGGGCATGACCATGACGCCGCCGAGCAGATACCACGCCGGCTTCGACCAGTCGATGAGCGGGCGACCGGTGAGCGGCCACGCCTGCGGGGCGGTGATTCTGTCGCGGGGTGCCGTCTCGTTGATCACGTCCAGGTAGTCCATGACTAGGTCGTCCGTCACCTGCGGCAGATGGAAAATGCCGAAGTCGATCCAGACGAGCAGATCCGAATCGACCAGTGCGGCGGCATCAGAAAGCCATTTCGATTTCTGGTGCTGCACCACGCAATAGGCGACCGTGTCTTTGACCGGGTCGCCGTGCGGCGGCTGGGCTCCGACGGCGGGACCGTGCAGCCAACACCGCTTGAGTGAGGCAGGACGGACCCGGGTCGTGATGCACGACACGAGGTCTTTTTCGGGCCCGTCGTAGTAGGCGATGCCGGGCAGCCCCAGGCCCAGGAGCCGGCGGCCAAGTTTGGCGTAGCGGTCGTGAGGCCGGTGGACACTGTCGAGCCTCACGTAGCCGGTGACGAGAGTAGCTGCCATACGTCGTCGGCCCTCAGTTCCGCCAGCCATGCCTCGGCGTCACGCACGCCATACGACGCGATCACACGGTCGCCTTCGGCAACAAGCCCAGCCGCAAACTCAATCCCTCGGTGGACCTGGAACGTGAACGGCGGCGACACCCGCGCGAGCCGCAGCCAATTGTCAAACCAGACGAACCGGTGTTCGTAGGCTCTGTGGCCTGCATCGACGATCGCCACTTCGTGAATCAGGCATAGCCATCCGTCACGGAACGGCACGAGCTGCGAGCCGCCACGGAACCCACGCGCGAGTGCCGGCGACGGCGAGCGGCGGCAGAGGTGCCACGCCCCGGGCATGCGGCGATCGTCGTCCACCGTGACGACGTGGCCGTTGATGTGGCTGCCGTAGAGCCAGCCGCCACGGCCCTCGATCGGCATCCAGTTCTTCTCGTCGCCGGGCGTCGCCAGGCTGTCGAGCACCCGGAGGTTCGCCAGCGTCGCCGTGTCCACGTCGAGGTCGGCCGCTGCAATCCGGCACCGCCCGTCCGTAAACGGTGCCACGTCTCGCACGGTGGCCGACACGCCCAGGCCCGTTTGGGTATGCCGCAGCCGGCAGTCCTCGAGGCCGGTGACGACGTAGCCGCTCCTGGGATAGTCCGCGTCGGTGATCGTGCGGCAATCCACCACGCCGAGCTCGCCGGTGAGTCGCACGAGCTGGTTCCGGGTGCGGATCTGCCCGCCGTCGGCCGCCGGCATCTGGTACTGGCCATTGACGATCTGGTAGTTGCTCGACCGCACGATGGCGAGCAGCTGCCCGTCGTGGCGGAGCAGCGTCGGATTGAACGTGGACCATCCGGGTTCGGCCGGCGGCACGTCGATTCGCACCTGACGCACCGGCGCGAGGTCGTCTAGTTTGGACGTGTACCAGGTGCGATTCGACCGCACTTGGTGCTCGGTTTCCTCGGGCAGCGGCGACGACAGCAGTCGCTCGCAGGCCCTGCGGCCGACCTCGGGCTCGCCGGCGTAGTAGGCGTGGACGCAGAGGGCAAAGTCGTGCTCCATGGCATGGAGCGTAAAACGTCAGTCAAACGCTACGCCGACGGCTTGTCTGCCGGCAGCAACGCAATCGCCGACTCCCACGGCAGAACTTCCACGCTCGACAACAGCACGGCCTGGTCGGCGGCTTTCCACATGGCATGAAGCAGTCCGCCGGGCCCGACTTCAGTGAGCAGGTCGGCACAGAGCATGAGCCGCCCGTCCTTCATCACTCGCGGGACTGGCACGCAAACGGGACTGCCGTATACCGCGTGCAGTTCAGCCAGCCTCGCGGCGAGGCCCGACGTGAATACGAGCGCGTACTGCCTCGCGTCGTCGTAGGAGATCGGTAGCGTCAGGTCGGCCAATGTCATACTGCCGCCCGAATGTCTTCGCTGAGTCGGTCAAGCCTCGCCCGCAGCATGGGCAGATCGAGGTAGCGCCCGATTGAGTAGTAGGCCAGACGCGCATTGGACCGCTCCGAGGCGACGCCGTTGCTGACGTTCAGGCCGGAGAAGACGCGAGTGGACTCGCTGCGCGGCGTTTGAGAGGCGCGGGCAAACGTCCTGGTGGTGACGCCAGCGCCAGCCGCGTACCAGTTCGCGCCGCTGCGCGCAACGCCGACTAGTCCCGCCGCGGAAGCAACGCCAGCGAACGTGTCGCTACTTGCGTTCCGCATTCGCACGAACAAATCATTTCCGTTGGTGAGAACGCCCACATGCACGTCTCCCGTCGATCCCTGGCCGACGCCGATATACACCGGAAACGCGCTCACGTTCGTCGGGACCGCAGTGACGTACACGGCCATGTGCAGATCGTCCTGCGGATCAGCGTTTTGTGCCCGGTTGCTGTTCAGGTTCTTGGTCGATCCGTTGCCCACCAGCCCGGTGCGGCGGCTGTAATCGCCGCTGACGAAGTTCGCGTTCGTCGGTGCCCCGCCCACGAGCGGCGTGAGCGCGCCGGCCAGCGTCCGCGCCCCCATCATCACGCAGCAGGCGCGGATGGCGGGCCATGTGCCGTCGCTCTTGAGCGACACCACGAACGTGTTGATGGCCACACGGACGCGATGCTCCAGCGGCTGGCCGTCTGCGGCCTCGACTCGCCGGATGTAGTCGGCTGCGTCGGCGTCGTAGGCGTACGAATCACCTGGCATCGGCACCGGCGTCGTCACGCCGAGAAGCCCGCCGGGCATCTGCGGAGGCGCGTAGCCGCTGGTCAGGATGCCAGGGTTCACAGGTCGGCACCTAGGGCGATAACGTCGATGCTCTCGGCGTTGTGCGTGCTGACGACAAGGCTCCAGGATGCGTTCGGCAGGACGAGGTTGCTGTAGAGCGTCGAGACTCGCGTGCCTTTGACGCTCGCGGAGACGGTCGCTGCCGCAATCGCCACCTCGTCAAAGAATCGGTACGTCGTCCCGTCGTACAAGAAAATCCGCACCATGCCGGCCGTGGTGGTGACTCGGGCCTGGCAAACTATTTCGACCACTCGCGTGCCGGTGCTGGCACCTTGTATCAATGTGGCGACCGTACCAGTGCCATCTCGGTTGGTGTTCGCGGTGGCGACGTTGACGGCACCGATGCGAGGCGTGACAGCGAAGGCGGGTTCGAGGGCCATGAGAAACTCCTAGCGGAACGAAGACCAGAGATAGAGGTTGGCGCTGGCTCGTGCTCGGGCAGGCAATAGCGCAAAGGCAACCGTGCCAGTGCTCAAATCACTGGCGTTGGTACTGCCAGCGCCAGCAGGCCCGGTGGGTCCGGTGACCGATTCCCCGGCAGGCCCGGTGACGCTCGACGCCGCACCAGTGGGGCCAGTCACTGATGCTCCTGTCGGTCCAGTGCTGCCAGCCGCACCCGCAACGCCCGCCGCACCCGTTGGGCCGGTCGCTCCCGGTTGACCGGCCTCGCCGGCAGGCCCCGTGCCGCCAGCAACTCCCGCTGCTCCCGCGGGTCCGGTTGGCCCCGTGCTGCCGGCGGTCCCAGCGGATCCCGCAACGCCAGTTGGCCCAGTGCTGCCTACACCCGCCTCGCCGGCGGGACCAGTGACGCCGACGCCTGCGGCACCCGTGGGCCCGGTGCTGCCGATTCCACCAGTTGGCGAAAAGAAGTTCTTGAGCGTCGTCAGCGTGACGCGCTTTGTCGCACCGTCCGAAACGATCGGCACCACGTCCGGTCCCGTGACGGCGGTGTCGAGCGGCAGCTGCGTGATGCGGCGAAGGGCCATGGCGATGCGTTAGGTGTAGGCCGCCGTCGGCGGCGTGAAGTTGGCCGTGTATTCAGCCTTACCGACGACGATTCGCAGCTCGTCGATGTGGCCGGCGAAGGCGAGGACTGCGTCGTCAAACGCGTTGCCGCCGACAGTGACGGTGTCATTGGCTGCGACAATGTCCGACACATCAGAGAGCACTTCTTCGGCAGCCTCGACGCCATCCACAAACATGCGCATCGTCGTCGATTGCCGTGACCACGCCAGGTGCGTCCACTGCCCAGGCGTAATCGCCTCGGTGCCGACGGCTTGGTAGGCCCCGAACGGCGACGCCGTATCTCCGAAGAAATACGCCGGAAACCAGTCGCCGTCGGTCAACTGCAAATGCAGTCCGACTCCGTCGTTGTTCGGGTAATTGCCGTTGTGGTATCCAATCTCGCACACCATGGCGGAACTGCCCGACTCGGCGTCGTCCAGGTAAATCCAGGCATCAACCGTAAAATCGAGTTGCCGCACGTTGAGTTGGCCAGCCACAGACGCCGCATTTCCTGCCACGCCGTCTAGCAGCAGGCTGCTGCCGCCGAACTTGCTTTGTGTCGTGCTGATGACGGCATCGCCGTTCAGCGTGACAGTGCGATTGAACGGCGATGAATCGACTGTCGTGGTAGCTGCATTGCTGCCGTCAAAATGCAACAACAAAGCTACTGACTGAGTTCCGGCAAAAAAACCGAGTTTGCCTCTCATGTCAGATCCCCGATCAGCAGCCAGGTGTCGCCTTCGTAGTAGATCGCTGTGCCAGCCGAATACTTGGCCCGCAACGATTGCCCTGGCGTCGCGTGAATCGTCACGCCGGTCGCACCGGTCACGCTCACGGAGGCATCGCCAGTCCGCGCCAAATCGACGTGCGTGCCTGTCGGGAATGCCACCGACGCATTGGTGGGAACGATGACCTCAATCGTGCCGCCGGTCGCATCGTTCAACGTGACCAGCTTGCCAGCGTCAGACAGCACCAGCGTGTAGCCAGTTGTCCGAGCGTTGATCGACTGGGCGTCCGAGAACGACCCGACACTGCCCGTAGGCCCGGTCACCGTAGATGCAGCACCCGTGCTGCCCGTGGCTCCGACGCTGCCCGTAGGCCCGGTCACTGTCGAGGCGGCCCCGGTTGGCCCGGTTACAGAGGGCCCGGTAGGCCCAGTGATGGAGGCACCCGTTGGGCCGGTCACCGTGGACGCAGGGCCCGTGGGCCCTGTGACGGACGGCCCCGTGGCTCCGGTCACAGACGCGCCAGTGGGCCCGGTCACCGTCGAGGCAGGGCCAGTGGGCCCAGTTACGGACGGCCCCGTGGGGCCTGTCACGGACGCGCCCGTTGGGCCCGTCACCGTTGAAGCAGGGCCAGTGGGCCCAGTTACGGAAGGGCCAGTTGGGCCCGTCACGGAGGCACCCGTTGGACCTGTGACCGTAGGCCCCGTGGGCCCGGTCACCGTGGACGCAGGCCCGGTGGGCCCGGTCACGGTGGATGCCGGGCCGGTGCTGCCCGTAGGCCCGTTGCTCAGATCCACCGGTCCGCTCGGCCAGCCGGCGAGTTCTTTTGGCCCGTAGAGAAACCGGCCCGTCTTGTCGATGAACAGGTCGCCGACATTGCCTAGCGAGCCCGTGGGGGCTCCGTTGCCGGCCAGCACTGGCGAACCGCCCGTCGGTAGCGAGAAGAATGGCATGGCTAGGCGATGAGCAGGTCGCCGTCCTCGGTGGTGATGTACGTGGTCCCGCTCTCGCTCTGGACCGTGTGGACCCGCACCGTCATGCGGAACGCATCGCCGTACCGCCACAGCGGCAGGCCACGAGGCGTGCTGACCTCATAGGTGATAGCGATTCCGTCAATCGTCTCGACGACCTTGTCGCCACGCTGTGGATCGCCAAAGGGCAGATCAACCGTGGCAATGATGAAATCCCGTGACTCCCACTGGTCGATCAAGCCGTTCTGATCCGCTGCCTGGAACGAGCTCGACCCGATCGTCGCAGACACCTCGATGGCCGAGTTGCCACGCACAAACACGACGGGCCGGGAGGCGACAGCCTTGAGCTGCCCCGCCAGCCACGACGCACCGTCTGCCAGGATGTCGGGCACGGGTTAACTCCACGGCCCCGCCCACAACGCCCCCGCGACGCGCAGGAAGCGATGGCGCGTCAGCGAGGGGTTGCGGAGGGAGCGAGCCTGGACAGCGATCAGCGGTCGAGCAGCACGAGCACGGTGGTGTCGGCAGCCGCCCGAGCCTTGGCGAGGTAGCCGGCCGCGGTGCCGGTCGAGGCATGCGCCACGCCGGAGGTCGCGTACCAGCTGATCGCCGAGCCCTGGGCACCGGTCG